GTAGCCGGCGAGGGCGATGCAGAAGGTCTCTTTCGATGAGAGAGCGACCTCGCGCGTTCCGGCCTTGACCTCGGCAGCATACTTGGCAACTTCGGCAAGGATGGAGTCGTAGGCTTGCTCGGCACGCTTCTTCATAGCCTTGATTTCCTCCAGCGTCTCTTCGAGGTTCAGCTTGCGCTTGGGAACCTCGTTCTCCTGCATCACGCAGTATTCCTCTCGGATATTGCGTATCTCGAAATCGTCCAGCTTACGCATGACCGTCTCTCCACTTGGGAAGGTGGCCACGAAGTGTTCACCGATGAAATTGATAATCTCGGCTGAGTTCTTGAACTTCTTCGCTCCCTTTGCGGTTGAGAAATCCAGTTCGGCAGGGAACAACTCTTTCACATAATCGGGGAGTACATACTCCACATTCTCGGGCTGATAGCCCTTCAAGTCTGCATACATAATCTAAATCTTATTAGGGGTTACTTGTTACAAATTCTCTCGATGAGAGAGCGGTTCTCCAGTCTCGAAATATCGTTTCTGAGCTTCTCGATGGTCTCGTCCTTCTCGGCCATCTGATCGATGAGGTTCTGAAGCGACTCCTTCTTGTACTTCTCCAGTTCCTCGTTGAAGAGGCCCTGCTTGAAGTGATCCTCGACCTCGGCCTTCACATCGTCAAAGCCCTTGTACTCCTTCTCGTCTGAGACCAGGAACGGAATGAAGGGGTGTCTCTTGATGCCGATGCAGCGCACCTTGCCCTGCTTCGTCAGTTTCTCGATTTCGGCCTCATGGTCTTCCTTGACCTTGGCCAACTCATGTTCAAGCGCATCGATACGTGCTGTTTTCGTCCGAACGCTGTCCTGCAACTCATTGTAGGTTGCCAAATCTAATCTTACTTCTTGCATGATTTTTAACTTTATGTGGGTTTACAAATATTCTGCGTATTGCTCCATCTGCTGCTGAGCGGCAAACAGGGCATCCGTCTCATTAGGGGATGGTATGTAGAGACCTGCCACAGCCGAACTCCAGTTCCGGAACCTCTCTATGGCTCTCGTCATTTCCTCTGTGTCAAGGTCTCTGCTGCTCCTTAGTCTTACAACTTTCTGACCACGCTTGTTCACTCGCTCCACCTCGAAGATGTCCTTGTTCAGCTTGCGCTTGAAGATGTCCTGCTTCACCTCGTCGATGGAGTAGCCGAACTCCGAGGCATAGTAGCCAAGGCAGACGTGCAGGTAGGCATTCTGTGACGATGAGCGTTGCCTGTGCTTCTTCTTGACCTCAACAAGGCCGAGTGGTGCCTTGATGCACTCCTCGTACACCTTGTTGCAGTAAGCCTTGAACTGCTGGCGCTCGTATTCGTTATGGAGGTTGAACAATGCCATGCCTATCTCAGAATGTAGTTAGCGAAATGCACAGGGTTGCCAGTGATACGGCTCGTGGTGGAAATCATTTCCGTCACGATGTCATGTCCTTCGTTGCGGAGGTCTCTTATCCTCTGAGCCAAGGCATAGCAACCATACTCTCTCAAAGCCGTCAGAGGCTCTATGCTCCCGAAGTTCCTCAGATGAGCGAGTATCATCTTCTTCTGAGTCGGCTTTTCTTTCTTCTCGTCCATAGCCTTAAAATGGTAAGTCGTCATTCCCTTCGACAGGAACACCATTCGCATCCACCTGTGGTGGGAACGGAGGCTGGGCCTGCGCTGCAGGCTGAGCATTAGTCGGAGCCGTTGCCGGCTGATTCCCGTTCTGCTGCTGGCCTTGCTGTTCTGCCAAAGCAATCCTAAACGCATTGATGGAGGTGAAGTACTTAATCTCGCCCGTCTGCTGATCGGGGTACTTCGCTCCCTTGAGAGAGAAATCAACCGTCACCTTCTGACCAATCTGAAACTGGTCCAACAAAGTGCAGTTGTTACCTGCCAGCTCGAACTTCGGGTGATTCTCCCAAGGCTCACCCGTGTCGGGGTTGTACCTTGTGCAGTCGAGAACAAACTCCCTGCGGTAGAACGGCTGGCCACCATTCTTTGGAGTGCGGGCGATTGTCTCGCCCACTAACTCCAGTTTTCCTGTAATCTGAAATGCCATAATCTATTCCGTTTGACCGAACACCTTCATGTTCGTAATTAGACTTCTGTTCTGCTCCAGGAACTCAATCACCCTCTCGCACTGCTGCGTGAGCATCATGCGGGCCTGCTCATGGTCGTAGGTATAAACCTCCTTGTACTGAGTGCCCGTGATGAGAGGTGTCCGGCTGGAGCCTCCCTTCAGCAGATAGATGGTGAACTCGAACGAATTGACCTCGTTCATCATTCCCGACTCTATCAGCGTGAACGGATAGGTATAACGCTGCCATTTCTTCTGATAGTTGCCAAAGGCATACTGCTTCGTCGTCTTGGCATCGTATAACCTGTCTTGACGCAGGTAGTCGATATATCCGTGCAACTCCACAACACCCTTGGAGGTCTCAAGAAGCCCATTCGTGTAGTACTGGCAGATGCAGTTCTTGAAATACTCAGCTGCTTCAAGGCAGAAATCCTTGTCGAAGAAGAACTCGAAGCCGTCGATGGCAGCATAGATGAAAGGCACGCCAATCTTGGAGAACTGGTCCATGCTCTCCTGCTTCGGCAGGGTCTCGGGAACAACGTCCTTGCCTAAGACATCTGCCTCGTATGACAGCTTCTTGATACGCGCGTCGTACAAGTCCTCGCCATTCCGTATCGTCTTGATGATGATACCTTCGTTCGAGGGCTTGCACTTCTTCACCAGGCAGTCCACAATCTCGTTGAACGCTGTACCCTTGCTTGCCGCCTCTGATGGCGGCTCGGGAACCTTGTTCACCTTGTCGATGAACTCCTGCTTCAGAAGAGCGTCCACTTCCTCCTCGGAGTAGTGGAGCGTCTCTTCTGCCTCATTCCAGTTGAGGTGCCATGCGCCTGTCTCGTCCTTGTAGAAGAACTCCTCTACCTTGGTATCGACCATGCGCTGATAGGCATCCAGCAGGGATGGTGAGAAAGCATAATTAGGCTGCTGCATCTTCGTAGGTCTTAGACTTGGCATTCCACTTCAGCTTCAGTTCCTCGACCTTGTTCTTGAACAGGTCACGGGCGCGAACCTTGCTGTCCCAAATAATCTCGGCCTGGGCGATGTTCTTGGCGAACTCGTTGGCTGACTTCGCATCGGTGATGCAAGCGATAGCCTGCTCGATCTCCTCCAGCAGCTCATTGTAGCGCTTGCGCGTCTCTTCAATCTTCTTGACGTTGGCCTCATAGTAGCCGAACACCTTCTGAAGGGTGTCGTTCTGCTGAGTCACGTTGCCGTTGGCATCGACAATGACAGGTATCTTCTGCCATGCAGGGAGGTTGCAGGTGTTCTTGGCATAGAACTTCTCCTGCGGAGTCCAGTACACGGTGCGGTCGGAACCGACAGCCTGCACATAGCCTACAAGGTCAAGCTCCTTCATGAGGTCGCCTGCGGATGAACCGCCAATCTCCGGACGGACAATCTTTGTATCTCCGTCCTTGTCCTCACGTTCATGGGCGACAAAGACGATGTTCTTGCCCATCATGGCCACTTCTCTGAGGAAGTTTTGGAACATCACCTTTCGTGCGCCATAGCCCTTCAGACTGAGAGAGCCGTCACGCTGCTTCATCTTTGAGTCGTTGCGCATGATGTAGTCGGACATGAAATCCAACATCTTGCCTGCGGTGTCGATAACGATGGTCTTGCAATCGACCTCGCCACCCTTCAACTCTTCGAGGGCCTGGAGTGCTTCCTCCCAACTCTTCACTTGCAGCGTCGGACACTGGAACGCTACGTTTACTCGCTGCACACCTCCGTCGAAGTCGAACAGGACGGGATTGGGTGCACTCAGTGCCATTGTTGACTTGCCGATACCCGGCTGACCATAGACCAGCATCTTGATGGTGGTCACGAACTCTAACTCGTTCGGTTTCTTAAATAAACTCATTGCTCTTGAATTTGAATTGATTAAACATATAGTTAACTAAACAAATGGTTCTTGTTCGCATACTGGATAAACTCGCTCTTCTCATGGATGCCCAGCTTGGCATACACCGACTTGATGTGGTTCTTTATCGTGAAAGGAGAGAGGTACATTCGCTCTGCCACCTCTTCATTGGTGCATCCGTCATAGATGAGACGCATCACCTCCAGTTCCTTCTTCGAGAGCTGGGTGTTGAACTTCGGCATGCAGACGATCCCCTCAAACGGACATTCGCCTCTGAGGGGACACTGCACCTTCTCGAACGCAAAGGCTGAGGATGGTTTGTAGTCCAGTTCTGCCGTGTCTAACTTTCCGAAGTTGCACTTGCAGAAGCGGTTTACTATAAGGAAGCGGTAATAGCCTACGTTGGCAGCACTCTTGCGGTAGTTCTCTGACAGGGCCTTGTATGCCTCGGGATAACACTCCATCATCCTCTCCAAGATGGCAGAGATTACTTCCTCCTTCGTCTCGTCAAGACGCTCGTTGCGTCCGTCCGATGTGAGATACCAGACCTCGTTGTCTATGGTGTAGAACTCGTAGGCTTGCATGATTAGTCCTCCCATAGTTCGTCGGCAGGAATGCCAGTCTTGCGAGACAAGATTTCGATGTGCTTCTTGTTCGCTGGCTTCATCCCATAGATTACCCAGTTTCTAACTGTCGCTACGGAAACACCTGCCTCCATAGCAATTTCATTCACGAAGTCAGTCTTAGGATGGCTGGCCTCGGGGATTTGCAAATAATAGCCCTTGAGGGTCATTTTTGTAACTTTTTCTTGATTTTCTGCGTTTCTTTCAATCATTTTTCGTACTTTTGCATTGTTATTATTAAATGATAGTGCAAAGGTAGCAATAAAAATCGGAATATCCTAAGAATATCCGAAGAAAATGCTATTTTGCAATGATTTTTAACATTTATGGGCATAAAAGACAGGTTATACGACTTTTTGAAGGCCAAAGACCTCAAAGCGTCGAAGTTTGAACAGAAGTGCGGACTCTCCAACGGCTTCTGTGGCAAGGTGAACGATAACATCACCGAAGGTTCGCTGTTGCTCATCCAAAGAGCATTCCCCGAGCTTAACATCGACTGGCTCAAGACAGGTTTCGGTGACATGATCATCGAGCAGATGGACTTAGAATATCCTAATTCCGATGATGGCTCTAACATGCTTGCGATGGTGAGGATGATGCAGGAGTTCATACAACTCGGCAAAAAGAACGCTGATGCGAACCTTATGAACGCAGAGGCAAACAAACTCAACGCGCAAAATCTCGAAAGGCTCATCACACTCCTGGAACAAAAATTCGACTGACTATGGCTATGAGTATTTCCAAGGAGGGCCAGGACATCACCCTGCGCTTCTTCAAGGCCATCGACATTCTCACGGAGGCGAACTACTTCCGAGGGCTGCAGACCTTCACGGCAAGGTACGGACTGAACAGGCGCAACCTCCAGCACGTCAAGGATAGTCCGGCCAACACCGTCCTCAAGCCCGAAGTCATGGCGCACCTTGTCTGTGACTACGGC